CCAATTTCAGACAGAAATTGCTCAATAGATTCAAGCTTCGGCGAATGTCGCATTTCGAGCCTAAATTGAGACCAAATTTCCGGCTCAAACTCCTTTTCGAGGAGCCGGAACAGACAACGAGGCCAGCTCGTTAAGGCTGCCTTGTCGTCACTGGTGTATTCATGGCTACAGAAATTGACCGGAAAGTCACTGACTCTTTTGAAGTCGGTGATACGAAAACCATATTTATCGTAATCACGGTCACAGGGCGACTCTAAACAATCGTCACCCATGGCGACTGCGTATGGCAATGGTGTTCCCTCGATATAGCTGGGCTGAGCAAGGGCATTGCTGGAGAATACGCGCATGTAGGAGTTCATGAAACCAGTCATGTAAAGACCGGACTTCACGACACCAAACATGGGAAGTTGGATTACCTCACCATCACTAAGACAGAAAAGCATACGTGCTACCAGGTAAAAGTAGTTGTGGATGCACCGATGAATCCAGTCAGGACTCTTGCGTTTCCAGCTGGTCTCTGTGTGTGACATGAGCCAGAGTTGGATGCAAAAGTCCCAACCAGAAATGTCGTTCTCGTCCAAACCACCGAAAACTCGAAAGAACTCGGTGATTGCACGGCGCATCTGCTTTATCTTCTCGTCACTGAAGCCGATCCCAGGTTTACTAGGAATGTCGGCCCAGTCGTCAACGAACGACTTAGCAGTGTCACCAAACACTACCCTCTCAACAATCTGAAAGTGGACGCTCACACTAGAGATAATTCTAAACCTTTTGGTCTTAATCTTTTCGATCTTGTGTGGTTCCTGCTTAACAAAGACACGAGTGATGGGCAAGAGACCTCGCTTAGCCAGCTCCTCTAGGGAGAGCTGGGTAAGGTCCTCATCCAACATAGCGTCAAGGAGACCACGCGACAGGGACGCTGTCACGTTGGCGTAATCCTTAAGGAGCTCAGCATTGTTATTTGCGTAATGGCTCAAAGGGATTCCGGGGCTCGCGGTAGGATTTAAATGCTTCATGGCCCAGAAGATCGCATCTCTACGTTCTTCCGGGGTGTGAAGTGGCGGGATATCGAATTTAGGATAACAGGCATCCATCCGATCCAAGGCGAAGCGGACCATTTCGGGGGTAAACCCTTCGGT